ATATACGGTCAAATCGAAGTCCACGAATATGTCGGTATTTTTATACCCCCAATCGGTCTTCATCTTCCGGTTAAGGTTATCCCGGATGGCGATCAGTTCGGGAAGAACTGCACGTAAAGTCAGCGACTTTTCCGCTTCACGCATATTGTTATAAGTGGCTGCATCCTGCGAACCTAATAGCACCGGTGGTACACCATAAATGCTGCATAGTGCTTCTTTATCCCATTTCTCTGCTTCAATCAGTTGCAGGTCTTTTGCAGGTAGGCCGATTTGCGTCCATCCTACTTTATACCCACTCACGGCTGCACTTCCATGCTTGCCGGCGCCGGATGCCATTGATATTTGCGTTTTCAATGCCTGTGCCTGTTGCCCACCACTTAATGGGTCGAATCGTAGATCATCCATGTAAAGTACCCCCTGCGGCCCCATGTTATCGAACATGGCAACGGATGCGGTCTTACTTGAATTGCTGCGTGTCAATACCTTCGATGCCGCACGTAAAGGTGATAACCCATACAACTGCCCACCGGTTGCTGACCATTCAGGGTTGAAGTATTTGTCATGCAGGATTTCAATCGTATTGAATGGTATGTACTGCCCATAGTAAAGTTGATATGCTACCTTCTTTGGCGGGAATTGCTCAATGTCAACCTTTACCGCCATGTACTGCGCAGGTAGTACATACAACTCCATTGGCTTGCCCTTGTTAACGGAAGCATCGCCCACCATTTTCGCATAGATGAATGAATTGCCGGTTATCTTCTTAAACCCTACCCATTGTTCAATGAGATCGCTCCATGAATCTTCACTATTTGGGTATTTGAGCAACTCATTCAGCCGGGCATCGCCTTCGTATAGTTCAAATGCCTGTTCTTTCAGTTCCTTCAGTTCTTTGAGGTCAATAGTTACGGGTGAGTTTAGTTTCGCCTGGTACTGCTTTGCCTTCGACTTATCCTTCACCTTATACACTCCCCAGGGTGCTACTTTCGCCTTTTGGGTAATCAGTTGAATGATGGCATATACCAAGTCATTGCCGATATAACTATCCCTTACTATTTCTGCTTGATTCTGACCGTCCCAAGTAATCAAACCCCTTTCTATTGATACTTGTACAGGTGTTTTAACGGGTGCTGCCTTGCGGCGGAGGAAATCGAATAAACCCATAAGTTATTATTTGTTACTGGCAAAATTACGATTTAATTGCCTACCATACAGCCACCTGAAAAGCCGGCTTATGTAAGTGGGTGAATATGGCATAACGCATCGCATCTAACCCATCGTCATTCTCCTTCACCGGTTCATCAATCACATTGTCATTCTTGTCCTTTTTCCACTTGTAGCTTTGCAACTCCCGAATGATGTTTTTACTACCGGATGTAACGAATAACGGATAAGATTTAACTTTCAATATTCCCGGCCATACTTCTTTGTTTGCCGCCTGTGCATTGATACCACCCCTGTAAAGTTCCTCAATGCTTTTAGGTTCTGCAGCATCGCAGTACACGGGTTTGCGGTCTGATATATGGTCTTTCACTTCCCGGCTTATTTCAGATGGAGTTAAACCCGATTTGTATATCAACTCCTGCACGTAGTTTGCACCCTCATAGTGTACTACCTTAACGAGTGCAAGTGGGTGAACATATCCAAAGTCAAGTCCATAGAATACATCTCCCCCTTCCGGCAATACATCTGTTATCTGCCATTTGGTATAGATTATCTCCTTTGCGGCACCCCTTTCTCCCAATCCGTACACTTTCCACATAAAGTCATCGGGCAGGTTCTTATACCCCTCAATGATGTCTATTTGCGTTTGGCTTAAGTTGCCCTTGTTGTGTATGTAGGTAGATTTTATGCGCTTGTTGTTGGGATTGTCCGCAACATCGTACACCCATGATACGAAGTCGGCAGGGTTCCAGTCTAAAAAGATTGTCCCCGTTGTACGCATAGCTAATTGGTCAAATAGTGCCTTTCTGATAAGGTTTGCTTCGTTTACGAAAAGAATATCCCTACCCGGCCCCCGTGCTTTCTGTTCATCCTCAAGTCCGAATAGTTCGATATAACTGCCATTAGGGAATTTGTAGATGAAGTCTGTGAAACTGAAATCTTCATCTTTCCACATCGCCCAATCCTCCATAATGGTCTTGAAATCCCTGTATGCGCCCCGTTTGATGTGTGGTAGTGAGTGCGATACTATGCTGATTCGCTTGTTACGTTGGGTAGATGCTATCTGAATGAGCAGTTGAACGATGGAGAATGATTTGCTTGATCGTGATCCCCCCTCATTGCATATTATCGGAAATCCCTCATTGTATGCCTTTTCATTGGCATAGAATACCGATGTCGCCTTTATCTGTTTAACTTCTTGCAATACCACACTTCTTGAATTTCTCCAAACTTATAAATTCCTCTTTCGTTTTCTGCATAACACAGTAAACATTCCAACCGTCCGTAGTATTGCCCATAGCAGGATGCTCACCAATATCAATGAGAGAGTAATCACCAAAGCCAGCGAGTAGCTTATAAAAGTCTGTAGTATAGTAGTTGAACCCATGCCCCGGCCAGTTCCCTGTCTTTGGGTTTTCGCTGACAATGAATCCCCCGACTTTAACAAGGTTGTGTTTGTTCTTCCAACAGTTGTAGATTGCTTTGATGTCATGCTTGCCGTTGGTTCCAACGTGTTCGGATGTTCCTGCATCCACCAAAAGGTCATACTGTACTCCGAAGTCGTGAAGCAGGGACAGGTCGTATGGTTTACTACCGTTCTCTCCGCTAATGTCAATGGCCGTATATTGCTTGTTTGCATAGTAGGTATCTTTAACGTATGGTGCAGGTAGTGTAGGATGGCGGTAATCATTCTGCGCTCCTAAATCCACTACTGATTGCACTCTGTCAATTACAAGGTCTATTAGTTCGATTGTTTTTCCTGTGTAGCCCATATTATTTCTTTAGATGTACCACAATATCCCTGTGATCGGGAGTTAGGTTACGGCTTACTATTTTGAATTTATGTTTCATAATATCCACCGTTCTGTCATCTTGGTAAAAATGCCCGATTAACATTCTATCCCCTAACTTGTACTTACCCCAGTCATCGAAGTCGGGGAACTGCTCTTTCAGTTTGTCAAAGTTACTAATCATTATCACACAATGACCGCCCTTCTTCAGCACTCTGTAAATAGATTGCAGATACTCTTTGATGGCATCATTTGAGAAGTGGCAAAATACTCCGTAACTGAAAACGAAGTCGATTGAGTTGTCATCTACATTTGTGCATTTGTAGTCTTGGTTATCTAATTCCTTATATTCTAAATTATGGTATATCACTCCGGCATGTATGGGAATAACATCAATACCGATAACCTTACTGAAAGTATGCGATAATTCTTTAGTGAACACACCTCCACCGCATCCTATTTCTAAACAGGTTTCAACACCACCAAACGGATAGATAATTCGGTTAATTACTTCCTGTATGCCTATCCCATAGGTAAACGCTTCGTAGTAGCCATTGCTGCCCCAAAAGTCAATGAATTGTTGTTTAGTGAAGTCCATAACTAATCTTTTACCCCCCAATTAATGAAGAATGGTTCTACTGGCATAAACTCACGATAAGCTAACCCACCATACGGCTGCACCTTTACACCATTGATATTCATAATTGCTGACAATAGCGATTGATCGTGCCGGCTGCTGACATAGTGTGGATTCTTCGATTCGTTATGATGAAAGCAGTTATTAAACGCACCCTCAATCCACTTATCGAATATCGGTTTAGTCGCAGGGTGGTCGAAGTCAAATACAATGCAACAAGCCATTATCTGATACATCTGCATTACCTGTGTGTAATCCCTTAACCCTAACCATGCGATCTGGTGGTCGGGGATGTACTTGTGTAACGGATGCCCTTCATTATTCCACGCAACAATACCATGCTCGGCTGCAAGTTGCCAGAGTGGGTCGGGGTTGCGCATTACTCGAATGGTTGAATCGCACCAAATAATCTTACGGTATCCTAACTCATACGCTTCCTCTACCATTACTGGCTTAAACTGATAAGGCATATTTTGATGGCTCCATGATTCGTAGTTGCTTGACTTCGGCCATTTGCCTTGCAGTATTTTCCTACCCTGGTATTCATCCACATAGCCATCCACACTACGAAGGTGAGTGTCATAGTCGGGAGCATTGCGATTGATTGAACGGATAAGTCCTAACATTGCCTCGTTGTAGTTTTCCCTGCCTGTGGAGGATAGGGATGTGATTACCTTGCCCATATTATTGATTATTTAATATTACCGAGCCATCATAATCTTTGAATGTTTCCATTTTCCATTCAGTATGAAATTCTCCTATTTCTAAAAGTGTTGATTCCCCTTTATGTATAACAGTCCCACATTTATTTTGGCTCATTAATACTATTAATCCTGTTAATTCCCCTATCATTAATTTAGGGAACTCTGAATTGTGTTCTTGTTTCTTTATTTCTACTTGTGATACTACCTTGCCCATATTACGTTTTCTAAATTGTTAAGTAATTTCTTGTGCAGTCCAAAACCATTGCAGTACTCTTTAATGAGTTGGAATAGGTCAGCATTGCCATTGTGTTCAATGCATACCATTTGTGTATGCGATAGGTTAATCTGTTCAAGTATCTCGAAGTCCATACCTTCCGCATCAATAGAAATGAAATCGAATACCTTGTATGGTGAGTTTTTTACTAATGTCTTATAAGTCCACACCTCTGTCATGCGCTCTTTGAACTCCGTACCATTCCAACGCTTCATCTCTGATTTCTTAATGGTGGATAAAAGCGATACATCGCCCCTGTTCAAATGTGTTCCCATTTCATGGAATGTACAAGTGCCATCGGCCGTACCTATTGCCACATTGAACGCTTTAACCTTTTCATTCGGTGGGATGCGATTGAAGGCATCTTCAGATGGCTCTACAAGTACCCCACCCCAACCCTGTAGCTGCAATGCGTAGGTATTGGATAGGGTTACCCCATCATTGGCACCGATGTCGAGGAATACTCCCGATGTGCGGAAGTATTGTTCGATTACGTCTTGTTCGTTGTTTTGGCTGTATCTCATTTGCCGTAGGTTTGGGTGTAGTATTGTTCTGCTCTTTTTA